CGATCATGCTGAGATTCTAGAGCGAACCCGAATATAAGGTACAATACTCTGGTCAAAGTTTGCACCATTTGCAAGAGAAACACACAGCGCCTGTCCCGACCCAAGAACGATCGGGTAAGGTAAGTCAAGAGACCAACCCCGACCAGTATAAGAAGCTTCAAAATAGGTTGGTTTGACATACACATCGTACGCATAATCCAAAAGGTCATCGCGCATCACCGAAAGAGGATCAAACGGACGACGAACATCCCAGAACTGTGCTGCATTATTCCATTGTGCTACGTATAGTTGCAAACCAATGGCAGCAGTTAGCACAGGTGCACTGGTAGGAGTGTAACAGAAATGGATTCCTTCCGATAGATCACTTGAATGAAAGTCAAATATCGGGAAAGTGAATGTATCTGTTCCACTATAGACACCAACACCGAGAACAGTTGTAAGAGTACCATTCTCAGTGGAAGTACCAATTGCCCTTGGGACAATTGATATGGTGCCGGTGTTCTGAAAACAGGGAAAAGATTGATGCACGAAGTCGATTAGGAAAATCTCAACTTCAATAGCATCAATGACACGTTTCTGTAAGGATAACGTGTCACTCGCTGTGGTCGGCGGGAGAGCTAGAGCTGGAAAAGTAATAGTGTTCTGTAATGGAACACTAATCGGTTGACTCCAGGTAGGTCCCGTCGTAACGGTCAATGTGGGCGCAGTGAAAGATTGCAGACAAAAGTTACTCGGAATGTTCCAAGCGTAGTCTGCAACTTGCTCAATCTGCGTAAAATCTCGAACATATTGACCACGAAGATTTCGTGGAGACCGACGTGCCCGTCTAGGGAACATATCATCGCCCTCCGATAAACTACGCAACCGGACCGACGCGGGAACGGAAGTAAGCCGTGACAATGCACGTAAGCGTGGATGCTGCGTCGTTCGATATCGTTACATGCAACGCCTGACCACCGCCAATGACGACGGGGAAAGGAAGCTTGAGATCAAAACAAATGTTTGGCTGATCCGGAACTGAATCCGTTGCACCACATGTGAATGATTTCCCTTCAAGATAGAGATAATCATCACGAGCACAATCAGCCGCCGTCGTTACAGCTCTGACATTCCACAAAGTGGTTGTGTTGTTAACGTCAGAGACGTACATTCCAACAGCCACGTGAGCAATGCCGGAAGAACCAGCACCTTGAGCGCTCACACAAACACGACCATGGACTTCATCAATCCTTAGCCGTCCAACTCCTGGTGTGCCAGAAGATGGTGTTGGAATAATGACGACACCTTGATACGAGCCACTCCCACCAGCTGGTAGGGTAAAGGCTCCTGCAGGACCCCAAGATGGTCTTGTGGCAATCGGACTCCCTGTAGAGTCGACAATGCGACCGCCAACGACCCAATCAGTAACGTTTCGAGCTCCGCCTCGTTGCCCAGAGGACATACCAAACATACCACGTCTGTTCGCAACTCGACGTCGGTTAGCTGACATTGTCATAGTTTATCCTATCTATTGAAAAGTTGAATACCCCATCCAAAGCAGGGGTAAGGCATCAATGACCTAAGAGTCGATTAATGGTTTTAACGACTCTTGAGCGTGACATTGCAGTGATTGGTGTTTTATTCGACCAAGCACCCCCACCCAATGTAGCATTCACATTCTCGACACCACCAGCTTTCTGGATAAGTGTTTCTATCGAGAGAGTGGAATACTTGTCTCGTTGAATAAACCATTCAACGAAAGCATCAAAGCACGGGTGAGCGCTTGCAGTTTCCATCTGCTGAAGCCACCGCAGCGTGTCCATAGCTCCAGACCAACCAGGTTTGAAGCTTTCATAAGACATCATGCCGTTTAAAACGCGCATGATCGGCCTAATACCTACTGGATACATCATGTTATCCACGTAAGTATGTCGGTGCACATTCTGAAGATAATGCACCTCCCAGAAGGCATCATAGCTCTTCTCAACACTCATTGTCATTCCAAAGTGATCTTTAAGCACTGCAGCCAATTGTTCAGGTGCGACGTCTCTACCAAAAAGGTATACACCATCATCACCCTGGACCTCACAGTCTCTGACTGTGGTGCCCAACATGTAGGATGCATAAGCCATGACCCACATGTTTGCAAGGCTTCCGACCAGATTCGTCAGAACCGAACCTGATGGTATTCCACGCACCTTTCCAACATAGATTTGGTCAGGTGCAACCAAAGCGCACTCCTTGAAATGCATTTGGAGCATGCTAATCAAAGGGTGAGCAGTCGGTGTGAACCAATCTCTGAACAAATCAAATACGCTATCGATGACAGTGTTTGGCACTGTAGCATCAAAATTTTGAAAGTCCACTGACAAGATTGGTTGAGTCGCTGTGGCAGACATGATCCGGGATATAGCAGCATCAACAGATCTTTGTCCCTGCCAGGCGGCAAAGCCTCGCGCAGTAACTAACCTGTTGAATACTGGTACGAACACCATTTTCTCGATGTTCCCTATAACCCTAGAACAACCAAACACGACTCTTGTCTTCGGTTTCTGGAATGGGCCAATTGGCTGGCCCCGCGTGTTCAGTACGGCCGGGTAACTCAAAATTTGTTCCGGCCGACCGTCCCTAAGCACTTGCTCAGAAAGATTGAAAACCTCACCAAAGTACTTGGGATTCGAAGACATCACAGGTAATCCAAAACTTGAACGACCAATGAAGGCCTGCGAGGCTTGAGTTAAATCGATTAACTCTAGCCTCGAGACTCCTTTCAGGAGTCCTCGCTGACGGAGGTAGCGGTTCGCGTGACGACGCGCAGCCGGACAGTCATCCAGCCGCTCTGGGCACCGAAAGAAAGCCTCAATACCAGTCCGCATATTAGCGTCGGAGTAATACCCACGACGCAAACTATACGAACCGTGTTTTGCTCTCTGACGACACTCAGCCTCACGCAACCACGACGGCAATGAGTCAAGCTTGCAGGCATCCCAGACCTCATCCGCGACATGGCCCCTACACACGGTAGGATTACCATTTGCCAAAGATAGGTCCACCAATGGTGAAACAAGGTCCACCTCCTGCGGCTTGACGAGCCTACCAAGATGTGTTTGTAATCTTTGCAAACTTTCTTGGTTTAGCCCCAAAACGCTGTAAAACATCGAACACCACCTTTCATCAACAAATCTCCGTCGATGGTACACCCA